TAAGCCCATGAAACAAGGTGCAAAGTCTTATACTCGACAGGAAGAGCAAATGCTGATGTTGACAACAACAAAGCCAAGCCTGCCAGTAGCGGTTTCATCTTCTCAGTTCTCGGTTGATTACATCTCCAAGATTATTGACCGCAATCGTCATATCTTTAATCGCAACATTTGTTGCTGACATAATACTCATTAATTCAGAGTTTGACGTCTTCATATATTGTCGTAACTCTTCATCATTTTTCGCGTCAGCCGCTAGATAAAGTTTTCGCTCTTCCATCATCATACTGTCTTTTTTTTCTGCATCTGCTCGCAACTGTTGCTTTTCTTTATCGTGCTGCTTGAGAATGAAAATAATCAACCAAGCAAAGAAAATTAAGGCACTGGCAGAAGTTCCTAACTCTTGGACGACGTCAATTATTCCTGTTGCTTCTGCTGGCATATGCTCGGCCTTAATAAGTGGTTTCTAGCGTAGGTGCATTACTCATAAGTAAGCCACGTTACGTTGGTTAGATTGCCTTGGTCGTCTAGTTGTGGGTTATAATGGTCTTATTAAACACATGCTGAAATGGCTAGTCGCGAGTAAATCTATATTACCGTCGCTTACAGATTCTACATAAATATTTATTTGGTCGTCAGCATTAAAGTTACGAATCGCAGATGCTGTTGCTGAATTTCTTGATGTGCCAACATCCGCATTAATTACTTGCCCTAAACCTTCGGAAATGACTGTTGTCGACTCAGAACCTACACCCCTAATAATTACATTAAAAAATCTTTCAGAATCAGGGCTTGGTAGTGATGCGTTTATATTAACAATTATTAAGTAAATCCCTGATTTAATAATTTTTAAGTCACTACTTTCTGTTCCTTGTACAAAGTTTGTAGTGTCTCCAGTAAATGTCCAATAGGGAGCAGTTGAACCATCAAAATTGATTTGTGAATTATTCTCAAATGTTGTGAAGTTTGATTGTATTTTTCCCTGTAAGTAATACTTATCTGTAAAACTAACTGTATCTGCTAAAGTAGAATTCCCCAGTGTAACGGCTCCACCGCTCTCACTTAAAACCGCAGTAGTCCCATCGCTTTTAAAAATACTAGTACCAGAACTCTTTAAATCAATTTCGGTCCCGGTCACGCTCCCACCAGTCACTGTGATTGAATCTGAATCTTGCGTGGCAATCGTTCCCAATCCTAAATTGGTTCTAGTGGTCGAATCATCAGACACGTTTAAAGAACCCGTCACGCTGATATTACCACCCGTGTTTAACTGTGCAGAAGTGGAAACGGTGCTGGCGGTTAGCGTTAGGCTCGAACCGTTGTAATTCTGGATTTCGTTTGTTTTGAGTAATGACATTAAATTAACTCGACAAATTCAAAGTTGTAGTCATAAAGCTGCGAGCCAGGATAACTATACGCAATGCTGGCTGGCTCAAAGAAGCTACCAAAAACTGCGGTGTTCGTTTGATAACCTAGAATCTGCGCGGCTACAGGTTGCATTCTCAGCCCAGCAAAGACTTTGGTTGCTGTTGCTCGTTCGCTTTCCAGAACTTGAACGCTGCCGCTGAATCTTCTGCGAATCTCACCCAATCGGTAAACTAAGGCTGAATCTTTTTCTTGTCTGATCCCAAACGAATCCCGACTGATACTCATGCCGACGTTTGGATTGTAGGTTTCCAGCACTTTCCCGGCTCTTATGGTGTTGACGATGAGCGGCAACTTCATGCTTGCAACCGTGAAGTTCGCGCCACCATTGCCTGTCAGTTGTAAATCTTCTGTGCCTGTGCCGTCACCAGTAATCCGGTTGAGCTGCTCGGTGAAAACACCATCAGAAACGAAGGTTCCAAGTTTTATCTGTGGGTAGTCTTCTAAATAAATATTTGAACTGCTCGCTTGCAATCTTCCTAGTTGTCCACTGCTAGCTGTCACCCAACCGTCAAGCGTTCCTTTCACATCCGTTGAATTGGTTAAGGCAATCTCAACCGTGTTGGTACTGGCTGGACAAGCAACAAAAACGGAATCATTCCAATGTGTTTTCTCGTTAAGCAAATATTGCTCGCTGAGTGTGTAGGTGTTCGAGTAAGTCTCAGTTGAGAGAGTGCTTGCGCCAGAATCCTTGAACGTCACCGTCACGGCTTCTGCTAAGTAGCTAAAAAATATTGCTTCTGCGCCTGGACAAGTCACCGTCACCGTTGCCGTGGCTGCATCAGCAATGTATGGCTGCTTTGGGTAATTGTTCTCGACTTTGGCGATTGCATAATCACTCGCTAACTGAGTCGCTGAACTGGTAACGCTAGTGATTAGGTTGGTATAGATTATTTTCATTCGTTCCGTACAAAGTCGATTTCGGTGGGTCCGCTGATGGTTGTCTCTTCTGCATCAAAACTATAAATGATTGACGTTATGGTAATCGTGGCCTTGATTGATTGCTTTTCGTCAATGCAGATGATTCGATAACCCAAAAGGTAATTGTCCTTGATTCCAAAGATTCTTGCAGTACAGATGGGCGCGGATTCGCTGATTAGGTTAGCCCGTAAGAATTCAATGACTTTCTCTTCAACCGTTGAAAGCGCATCGTATTCAATAGATTCTCCGTATCCTAAATTTTTGACTTCAACCACCTTCAGTTCAGTCAATAAAGTGTTTGAGTCTGGATAAGGTTGGTTAAATTCATATTCGCTATAAACCTTTTTGATTGGAAAGGCTGGAGCAATTGACAAACTCAACAACTCCGGTGTCCTTACCGTTGCACTGGCTGCTCCTGACTGAATTCGGTTGATGACTCGTAAGTCATTTCCAGAAATTTGCAGAAGCATGTTAGCGCTTTTGGCAATGTTTGCGGCAAAGTCCAAAAGTGGTTCGTTTCTGCTGGTCGCTTGTGCCATCTAAGGTTTATACAATTCGATTTCACTGGTGGTATCCGCAACAACCAAGCTTCTTACTGTCAGTGTTCCTGTACTGTCAATTGTCAACGTCACAGAAAGCCTAACTTCTGCTGGTGACTCGGTGATGATTTCGGTGCTGATGGTTGTATCAACTGAATAATTTGTTCCGCTCATGCCAAGCTAGTGTCTAAATTTAAGCCAAGTTGAGTAGCCACATATTGATACGCACCAAGTAGCGTTGAGCCTCTTGTGCTAATTCCAGAAATCGAAAGCGTTCCGCCAGTGGTGGCAGAGTTCAGCTTGATTACCGTTGAGGTTGGAGCCACACCAGAACCACCTGAACCATTCCAGAACTCTGAGCTGCCCGAATCCGTTGAATAAATCAAAACGCCATCTTCGCGGATTTCAATTGGGTAACTAGAATTATTTGTTTGCAGGTCTGGGTTGGCTACTTCGTCATCTTTTTTCTTCACAACAGGTGTGACGTTCTTGACGATTCCCCATGAAAAAGGCACTCGAAGCGGCACACCAACGCGGTGAGTGTTTCCGTCAGAAGTAAACGTCCCAGCAGTTCCAACTCCTGAAGTGACAGGCACAAACTCTTTGTCCTGCAAGGTAAAGGTGTTGCTGCTAGTTCTGACCACATAATAATAATTATCTGCGCTGACTCCTGAGTATTCTAGCAATTGACCATAGGTGTCCATCTTTTCAAAAATGACAACGGTTCCGCTCACAAATTGATGATTTAACGCAGTAATCGAAACAGGTTGACCACCTCCAGGTACTGTTACTGATTCCAGAAAAACAAAATTTTCAGTAAGCGTAAAAGGTCGCGCACCTATAGAATATTCGGTATCTGTGAGAGCAAAGGTCAGTTCTGTATCGGTGACGGCTTGTAAAAAGATATTGCCAGAAAATAAGTCACTTCCAGCTTCACCCCACTTCAGACTTGTTGCATAAAGCCCAGGTGCAGTCAGTAAATCTTCATACCGTTGCAAGGCGAATGGATGGCTTGCGTTGAGGTAATCATTCGTCAAAGTAATGTTCCCGAACTTCACACCAATCTTGCCCGAATCTTCCACCTGTCCAAGCTCAAGCGAAGGCATTCTCTTGACAAAAGGCTGATAAAAATTTTGACCAGCAAAGCCTCTCAATGAGCCTCGGTAGGCTGTTCCGTCAACGGTGATTGTCGCGAGTAAATGGCTCATATATATCTAGCCGGAAGAAACTTGTCGCCTTGTCTTCTCGTTCTTTCGCGCAGCTCACTTCTAAATTCTTCAATGCTGGCCTTCGTCTGGCCTTCCATGTCCGTGTACACGTTGACTTCTGTGTCGTTCTCTTTGACGGCAACAATCAATTCAGCCAGTAACCTTTTTACCTCTGGGTCTGAGGTTGCGTTCAGTGCTGCGGTGTCGCCAGAATTTAGGCGGTTCAGGTTGCTGACTCCGTAACGCCTGACGGTTTCTGGGGACAGGATATATTCGCCAGGTGAAAGCATGGCTGGGATGGTATCCATTGGGTCTACAAGTCCGCCTCGTCTAAAGCCGATTTTTTGTACATCAAATCCACTGCTTAATCTTCCAAATGAATATCTCTTTGCATCTTCTAACTCGTCAAATCCAGATATTTCAGTTTGATTACCGTAGTCTGTAAAAACATAATAGTTTCGCTCTATTAAGCCGCTTGCCAAGTACGTTGCAGCTAAATCAGAAACTGACAAATTCCTATTTTCCCTATCACTTAGACTTGAATCAGCGTAAGTGGTGACTCCAGCATTCCCATCATAGTAATAAACTGTTGGATTATCTGATTTATACAATCCGCTCGTCACAACGTTTCCACCTTGACCCAATGCCGCAAGTGTTGAGAGTGTTTCGCCCTCAACCGCTGCTGCACTTTGATTCATGTCAATGACTAAAGCTGTGACTGCGCTTTGCAAGGTGCTGCCAAGATTCTCAACAGCCAACGAGATTGAGTCCGTATTGATGTCAACATCAATCTGAGCTTGAATTACCGGAATATTTGCGGCAATGGCATCGACAACAGCCTGAATGATAGGCGTATTTGAAGCGGTTGCACTGACTACGGCTTCAATATTTGTATCTGAATTGCTTGCGGCAACTGCGGTAACAATCGCTTCAATTTGGGTGTCGCTGAGTTTGTCCGCAACTGCGGTGACGATTGAAATGATTTCGGTGTCACTGAGCTGCTGGTCTTCAACTGCGGTAATGACTGCCTCAACGATTAAATCAGAGTTACCTTCATCAATTACAGTTTGAACCGGAACGTCTACAACCAAGGCGCGGAACGTTAACGCCAGAACTAGCCTGTCAAGTCCGTTAATGACTTCCTCAACTCCAAGCCCAAACTCTTCTGCAACGTCTGTCAGTTGTTCGCGCACCTTGTCAATTTCGCTTTGTGGCATGGTGGCCTGAACGAATTCTGCAACCTCTTCAATGTCTGCCAGGACTGAATCAAATATGTTTTGGTAGCGGCTGCTAGACTTGAAAACGTCTTGTGCACTCTTGAGGTAGGTATCAACGAAGTCTTGGAAATCTTTGACGTTTTCTTCAGTCGCCTCTGGGTCGAGTGCTGCCGCTAAGAGGTCTGAATAGGTATCGGCTGCGGTGCTGAACCTGTCTGTTGCGCTTGCCGTTGAGTATTGCCCCAAGAGCAAGCCGGAAGCTTGGTCACGCAGTCCTTGAACCAGTTCAATAATATCGTCAAAGGTTCTTTCCAAATCACTGAGCAGCTTGTCAACCTGCGCTTGGCCTTGTTGCTGAAGCAACAGTGCGGCTTCTCGCTCACGTTCTTCGTTGAGCCGTTGAAGTTCTTCCTGTTGCTTTGCAAGCAAGTCATTCTGTGCTTGAGTTGCTCGGTTTGCTGAATCCAAAAGCTGAGTTCTCAGTTCCTCATCATTAACTAAATCCGCCAAGGCTTTTTGCTGCTCAATTGTGGCAATTGCCTCTTCATAGCGGAACTGGATTTGTTCTTCTGCGCTTAGATTTTGAAATTCAATTGCGGCAATGGAATCGGTTGCGCTTCTTTCCAAATCGTCAAGAGTTGCCAACGGTTCAGACAAGAATTCTGAAATTAAACCTGAAATGACAATTGAAGTCTTCTCGTTTACTTCCACAATCTTGTCGGTTGCGGTTTGAATTTGTTGATTGTAGAAGTCAGCAAAGTAGTTGGCTCCTCCTCCTTTTGGACCTGTTTGCGTTAAGGCAAATTCATACTTCTCAATCTCAGCCTGAAGCGGCTCAATTGCTTTTTGTGTCTGCTCTGTGAATCGCTCAATAATGTCAGAAAGACTAAGACTGTCTAAAAGAGCGGCTAACTCGTTAATCTTCGGTTGCAGCTTTTCCAGTGTGCTTTGCTCTTGCTCAATAGCTAAAAAAACCTTGTCAGCTTCAGCAAAAGCTTTTTGCATGGCAGTTGGTCCGGTTGCCTTACTGGAGCCAGGGCCAAAACCAAAAGCGTCTTCTAAATCTCTGGCAAGTCCACCCCCAAAAATATAACCATTTGGTCCAAGTCCTACCGTGTCAAGTAAGCCTTCTGCGGCATTGGTTGCGTTCTGAATCAAGGCTCCAATCAGTCGATTGATTGCGCTCAATAGGTCGCCCAGAATGTCCAGCAGTGGGTCAATCGCGTCAAAGAGGATTTCAAAGCTTTTGTCGATGGCAGCGGCTACTTTTTCGTTGCTGAGAATCAGCTTGAGCGCGGCTTCTGCTGGGTCTTTTGAATTCGCAATGTTCATTGCGCGGCTGGCGTTTGGTCCTGCGCTCGAAATACCAGAGACAATCGCTCCTGCGGTGCGGTCATTTAGGTTGAATTGTTCTTTGAGGTAGTTCGTGGCTTGTTCTAAATAGGTCAGATTTTCTTTGTTCTGCTGGAGTTCAATTTTTCTTTTCTGAATAATTGAATCTAAAAGCTTATTTTCTAAATCAAGATAACCTTGCGCTTCTTTGAGCGGCACATTCTGTGCGCCTAATATGTCAACCGTTTCTTTGTTTGAGTTGACTGCATCTGCAATCTGCTTTGCTTGGTCTTCTCTAATAAATAGAAGATCCTCTTCCAGACTTTTTAGCTCTTTTAGACTATTGATTTCTTGTACATAATTTGGAAATCGCCCAATTGATTCGGTAATTCGTTCGGCCCCAATTGTAGGAAAGGCGTATTGTGAACCAGAAGGCGCAGCACCTCGAATGACTTCATCTAAATCCCCACCTCCACCACCTCCACCTGTGGCTTGAGTGGTCAAGCCTAGGAAGTTCGAGAGTTTGTCAATGCCGCTAGCGAGTCCGTCAATGAATCCAGTAAAGAACTTACTTGCACCTAGCTTGTCATCAATGGCTCCAATCAAAGAAGTGAAGCTATTGGCAACTCGCTGATTCGCTTGCTCAATGGTTGAGGCGGAACTGTTGGCTTGTTGGGTTAAGGCGTTCTGGCTGGCAAGAATGGCGTCAAAAAATTTCTTATTACTGAGCTGTCCGTCTGTGACGAATTTTTTTAAGCCTCCTGCGGTAAGTCCTAGCTGCTTTTCGACTTCCTTGAGCAGATTGGGCATTCCGTCAATCAAGCTATTGAACTCTTCCGCTTGGACTCTTGGACTGTTCAAGGCTTGCCCAAGTTGCAGCAATGCGCCTTGTGCGGATGCTGCTGAAGTGCCGGAAGCCTTCAGTGCAAGTCCTACGGTTTCTGTAAGGTTGATGAGGTCGCGTTGACTTGCTCCCAGTTGCTCGGCAGCAATACGAAGGCGAGAATAAAGTTGTCCAACGTCTTCAAGAGGAAGAGCGGTTTTTTGTGCAACCTGGAAGAGTTGCTGCTGAACGGCAAGCTGTTGAACTAGCGAGTTGGTGGCAAGCTTGACACGGTTCTCAAACTGAGTCATTGCGTCAGACAACTGCGCTAGTTTTTGGATACTAATAGCAGCAAAGAACGCAACCAATCCGGCCTTGGCCTTGTTGATTGCACCTTCAAATTTTCTGGTGGCTTGTGCGGCTTTATTGAAGGATTGCGTGGATTGCGTCAACTCGCGTTGTAGACGGTCCAAACGATTGATGGCTTGCCGTATCTCTAGTTCTATTTCTATGGTAGAGGCTGCGTTCGCCATTTATCGCTTTCTTCGTGGTCTTGGGGAAGGTCGAGCGGTTGAAGACTTCTTCTTCTGCAAATCTCGTTTGCGCTCGTTCTCTTTTTTGCGGTGCGTGGTTACTTCTCGGTCAATCGTCACCAGTGCCGTGTAAACCTCAACCGTGTTGATTTCAGCACGTTTCAGATAGCAATCAATCGCTTCTTCTCGCAAGTAGCCAATGTCAAAACCTAAATCTCGTCCGCTGGTGTCTAGGTCTTTGAACGCCTGAACCGCTGCCAGGTTTCGCTCAGTGAGCGTCAAATTATTTGGACAAACCTGACACGGTGGCTCTTCGTCTTCGTTCCAGACATTCTCCGCTGATTTACAACACCAAATAGCTTGGTATCGGTCGCCAGCCTGAATGCCGTGTTCTGGTGAATCATCTGAATAAGTTGCTCGCTCAAACAACAAATCCAGATAAGCAGTTAATTTCCCTCTTCAGCTTTCTCGCGGCCTTGCGCCTTGTTCATCAACTCCATTGCCACATTTTGGGCAATCCTGTTTAGAGTTGCGTCATCCTGAAAGAAAGCGTTTTTGTTTTCATCGTTGCAGTCTTCATCTAATGACCAAGACTTGACGCAAGGAATGAAAAGCTTTTTCGCCCAGGTGGTTGAATCTAAATTCTTGCCACCTTTTTTCTGAGCGGCATTGATAGCTTCAGTTAGTAATCTTTGATGTGGCAGAGTGCAATGGAAGGTAAATTCCATTGATATTTCTTTATCAAAGATTTCGATTTCAACTTCGTTGAATTTGGATAATTCCGAAAGTGAAGGCATGAGTTGTTACTTATAGATTAATGAGAAAGCGGCTGCGTCTGTAGCAGAAGAGCCTTGAGTCAAGGCAAAGTCCACTGAAGCGGCTGCGGCACCGTCCTGCTCTGTTCCGCTGATGGAAACGCGAGCGGATGGAATGAAGATTTGAACAATTGAACCTGCCGTGTCGCCAACCTGCACACCAATGGCGATTTGCTCCAAGCGAGCAAACTGCTCGAATCGGTAGGCTTGCGCTGGCCTCATGACGAAATCAAATGAACCAGTGACAGTAATATCGTTGCTCACATAAGCCGCTGCTGGATACTTATTTCCAGTCATTTCTGCAAGTCCAGGGTCGCCAAGGTTCTTGCTGACGCTCATGCTGAAACCAGTTGCCAAGAACTCATTGGCTGAAGCAATCAGGCTTCCGGCTGCGGTGTTTTGAGCGGCTAAGTAAACTTGAGCGGCTGAAGTAGCGATTGGCTCAAAGGTGCTTAGAGTCGCGGCTGGAAGGTGAGGAACTAAATAGTCAGTGGCGTCAATGCTGAAAGAGTCACCAGAAGCAGCCTGAACTCCAACCGTTGCACCTGTTGTTGAAGGCGAGCTAATCGTTGCGGCTCCTCCGGTGTTTACCTGAGAGTCGCTTGAATCGTAAATGTCAACCAGTTGTCCAGCGAAGAAATAGTCACTGGCTACAGCATTGGTTGCAGGGTCTAGCGTCACGGTTGCGGCTGAAGAGTCCGTCACACTGACAGAAGTTCCGGTTGCGTTGACAGGTCCAGAGTAGCGGATTCTCGAAGCTCGACAGTTTGCGGACATGGTGAAAACACCGTCTCGCGTAATGTCTACGCTGAATCCTTCGACAACGGTTCCATTCGCCACATACAATTTATAGGTGTCGACCAACTGCGCCACCTGAAACGTGTCGCTGACTCGGCTGAAACTATAAGTGACTGATGTTCCACCAGAAACCGTCTTGGTTCCAAAGGTCTTGGTCAAGAGTGTGTCTTCGGCTGGTGCAGTTCCGGCTGAAGCTGAAGGCTTGACTAGAAACGGAATGTCAAACGTGGACCTTTCCGCATAATTCACAAAACTTCGATTCTGTAAAAGCCTTGTGCCAACCTCGGAAATGTCAGAAGTGTTGAACGTCTGGCTCAGTGCCAAAGGTTCGGTTGTGGTGAATGCGTCAGAAGCCGAAACTGCGACATAAGAGCCAGCAGTGGTTTCGGTTGTGATGTACGGTTGAGAACTTCTTAACCGTAGGTAACGATCTGGAATTGCCATTATGTCTCCTTGTTATTCGACATCGTTTTCAGTTGTACGGTAAAGCACTTCATACCGTAGCGTGGCTATGAAAAATTCACTTTCAGCAGACGCTTGCCGAATCTGCGTGTCAGTGATGCGAGAATCTATTGCCAAATTATTCAGCGTTTGGTCGTTCGCCATCGCTTCTTCTACTTCGACAGTCACTTGGTCCAGTGTGCTTTCTGCCGTGTTGCCTTTGGCTACGGCTTCAATCACTAGGTCGAGGTTGCGTTGCTGACGGTTTTGAATACCAATCTCTAGTCTCTCAACGGTTTCTGAATTCGCATAAATCAGCAGACCAGGAACTGAAGAGGTTGCGATTGGATAAGTTCTGGACTGAAAGACATTCGAGCCTGTTGTGCTTAGTCCGGTCAGTACGGTTGCCACTCGGCTTTTGATCTGCGCTCGCTTGTGTGCCATCAGACACTCAACATGATTTGCGTCATTCCGGTTCCATCCGGTTGAATTCCTCGAACGGTATAGCTTACTGCTGAAATGGTCAGCGAATCGCCATGAGCTAAACCGCTTACGTCAGCGGTTCTGGCTAGTAGTGTTGGCTCGGTGCTTTCCACTTCTGACTCGTCCAAATCGACAGCCAAGAAATCATTGTCAAAAATGCCTGTGAAAGTGCTGGCGTCTGCCTTCGTCACGGTTGTTCCGTAGTCTGCCAAAAGTGCTGTTCTATCAGCAGCGGTTTCAACACTCATTTGGCTTTAGGCTTTCGAGCGGTTTTGGTCGTTCGCGTTGTCACTGGTGGTGCCTCGGATTGATCTAGTCCTTTGGCCCGATTCTCATAAACAACAGCTTTGCCCATGTTGATCAGTTGATTTGCCTCAGTTGGGTCTACTGAAATGACTTGTCCAACTCGAACAGGTCCACCATTGGCAACTGTGCCGCGGATAATTTGAATCTTCATTGAAATATTCTCTGAAGTCGTTCGTTGTATGTCACGATTCGCCCAGGATTTTGCAATTGGTCCCGTGCTTCTATCCATTTACCTTGCTGGTCTTCCTGAACTCTTGTTGGTCGTTTATCTAAATCCCACTGATGCCAGTATCTGCGTGGTCCGGTGTAGAAATCGACTCCACAAATATGAATCTCTGAGTAGCCCAAATAATCCGCTGTCCAGAGTGCTTCTGGTCCTGAAAGCCGAATAAATGGGACAATCCCGCCATGAATGTCTTTGTCTCTCAGGTTCTTTGGGTCATGGTGAACAATCGCTGGTGTGTCGTACTCTTTTAGATGCTGAACCATCCTGACATCATGCGCGTAACACCAAGCCAACTCGCCAAGAAAAAGTAAGCCGTGATTATTGACTCCGGCTAAGTCGTAATCTCTTGAACCAATCCGCGCCTTGGCTTTGGCTAAATCGCTAGGCGCAGAAGGTCCGCCACAAAGTAAGATACAAGGCCGGGAGTTACCCCAGCCTCGCAACTCATCTAGCTGATACACTCAAGAAACGGTTACGTCTTGAGCTGCCGCGAAGCTTTCAGCATGAGCAACCGCAATATCCATATCTTGATAGAAATATAAATTTGTTGTTGCTGTTCCTGCGCTGCCGTATGGGTCCACCAGTACGTCGAGTGCTGAGAAGAAGCCGACATACAAGTCAGCGAAGTTTCCAAAAATCAGCGAGTACGGTGAGCTAGACGGTGCTTGAGTGGTTTGAACAACCGGATAACCAAGCATGGAATCCGGTGTTGGCATAATCATCCGCGAGTCAGTGCTGGAAGCAACCAGTGTCTGCATCAGTTTGCCCACAACTGCCGGATGAGTTACCCAGCGAAGGTTTCCAAGTAGAGCGTTGTCTTGACTGACTTCGGTCATAATATCAACGACATTGCCATAGTTTAAGTTCGCGTTGCCGCTGGTTCCACCAGAGGAAACGTCACCAATTCCAGAAGTCCCCAGGATTCCGGTTGGCTCATTACTTCCGCCACCTTTCAGCGCAACGTTGTCGATTTTGGCACTGAAGATTCTCACCATGTTGTTACGGATGAGTTGCTCCACACTTGGGTCAGATTGAATCATCAACTCGCGAGTCACACTGACTTTGTTAGCCAAAAGCTTTGGTGTCATGGTGACTTGAGCGAAGTCCGGCTCAGAATTCCCCACACTTCCACCTTCCGCAATGAAGGCAGCTGCGGTGCTTGTGCTGATTTTGGGAATCGCAACATTTCCTTGCAGACCGTTCAAAACGGTTGCGCCTACTTGTCCAAGAATGCTGGTTGAAATCAGTGCGTCAATGAAGCGATCACCTCGGTAATCCTCTGGGACAATATTGGCTCCTGCGCCAAAGGTTGCACCTGAAGCAGTTGATACTGTTCTGGTCTGCCATCCCCAATCTGGGACAAAGAAACCTTTAGGTTGTCGCTTTTGCGTCTTCGCGAGTTCCTGACTGATTTCCATTTCAAAACCAGCTTTTGACCAATCCTTCTGGTCAGCGGCTCGAATGGCTCGCACCAAGGAATAGTTGCGCTTTTCCTTTGGTGAGGCGTCAACAGAGAAACTGATTGGCTTGGAAGTCTTCTTCTCCAGCAGCATGGCCTGGAATTCAGCTAGGCTTTTTTCTTCCTGAAGTGCGCGAAACGCCAAATCATATTCATCATGTCGCTTGCCCAGCTCCAGAATCTGGGAAGCTTGGTTGCGGTATTCCTTCAACTGGTCTTCTTGCCGAACTTGAACATTCGGCTCTTGAACGATTTCTGCGGACATTTTCATCTCCTTATTTGCAGAATTGTCAT